TCGCAGCCGGAGATACGTTTTATTTCTTTGTGGACTTCTTTCTCGCGCTTTAGGATTGCGTTCCGCGTTATTTCTGCTTTGTCCATATCAACGCGGATACCGCGCCACGTCATGTCTACAAGGCAGGGCAGGAGGTCCAGTTCGAGTTTTGTAACGCCCTCAAGGTTTTCTTCGCCCACCTGTACAGACAGGTAGTCCCACAGTTTAAGCGTAATCTCTGCATCGTTCTGTGCGTAAGGCCCGACAAACATTGCGGGCATCTTCCACATTTCTGCTTTGGCATCGAACCCAAACTCCACCGCGGCGGCGTTTAATAGTTTTTCTGACTTGGCTATGCCTAGTAGTTCGTAGCAGAGGTTGTTGAGACTGAAGCTTCTACGGTTTTCATCAAGCAGGGACGCCACAACCATCGTGTCGATTACGCGGCCCTTTACATCAAAGCCCATGCGCTTGATCCAGCCGAGGTCATACTGAGCGTTGTGCATGACTTTATCTGCGGGGCAGTCGAATATCTTTTTGAGCCACTTGTTAACTTGTTTTTCGTCTAGGTTACCGCCGCCTTGGTGCCTGATGGGGATATATCCGGCCCAATCTGTAGTTGCCACGGCGTATCCCACCACTTCGCCGTCACCTCTAGCCCATCCGGGGCCCATCTTTTTAAGGTTCGGGTCTTTGGTTTCCACGTCGATAGCGATTGTTTTGGCGTGTGTTAGGTCTGGCAGTTCGTGTGGCGGCACCCATTCGGATAAAAGGGACGCGCTGCCTACTGTTAGATTACTCACTTTTTTCTCCCGAAAAAGACCCACCGATTGCGCTGTATCCGCACTTGTCGATCCATGAGTCTTCATGGTCTAGGGTGTTTAGTAGTCTTGCTGTTTTAACCCAATCCATCATAAGCGCAACGTGCTGCGCGGTTAGGTATCCATGCGAGGCTATTGCCCCGTTTAGAATTACGTTCCACCCTGTGGCGATACGGTCAAAGTTTTCGAGCGCGTCACCGTAGTCTTTTGCACGGTTGCCTGTCACTAACTCTGCACTTTTTTTTAAAATTTCTTCTTTTTTCATGTATTTACGTCTTCCCATTGATTTACTTCTGCGTAAAAGTTCCCCGTGCCGCGACTTTTGCACACTTGAGCGTTAATCCACTCTGAGTCACCGCTTGTTAAAAGCCAATCAATTAGTTCTACGCGGTTAATATTTAAAGTGAACATCACCCATTCAGGAGAGTTTTCTTGCGGGGCTTTTGTGTACAGTCCTTTTACAAACAACTTTTCTTTACGTTTCTTTTTACGTCGTTTAATACCTAGTTCCGCGGCTAGTTTATCCGCCTTTGCCTTACACGCTTGAGCTTCTGCGGGGGAGCAGGCAGGGTCCATTGCCTTTTTTAAAAGGTTTTCTAATCTTTCGTAAGCTTCTCTTCGATTAATCATTGAGGAGGTCCAATCCTTTGCTGGTTGTTCGCTCCTGAACCGTTCTTATAAGCGTTCTAGCTTTTGGTTCAAACTTCAACTGTCCGTGCTCAGTGCCTTGAACACGGTAGCCCGCAAGGCTGGCTTGTTTTTTCATTTTTCGAATAGCTTTGGCTTCTAACTGACGCACTCTCTCCCTTGAAACGCCGAATATTCGGGCAGTCTCGTCTAAAGTATGGCCTACCGCAAAACGCATTGCCAAGCACTGCCGTTCTCTGGGGGTCAGTGTTTTAGATAACGTAGATATAGCACTTATTTGAGACAAAGATTTTTCGGAAGTTCCGTCTTGAATTATTTTTTTAACACTGTCTAAACCAACTTCTGTTTCAGATGTTGATCTGGCTAATTTTAACTCACGAAGGTGGTCAGGCCATAAGTACTCGGGTTCTTTACCAACCATTGCTGCAACGTCCAAGGCTAAATCTGTCCAACCGTTTTTGTTAAAGGGCTTTACCGTCATGGTAACCAAACTGTTTACTCTGGATTGATGAAGGTGACATTTACGGGCTAAATCAGCCACTGAATCGTAACGAGCCCTAATTTCTTTTAACAACCTGCCGTTTCTAACCGATATTTTAATGTTGAAATCTTCGCTCATTCGTAAACCTTTCCATCGGGGGAAACTCCCCCATTTTCTGTTTCAGGCAAATAAACCAGAAAAAACGACTGACAGTTGGGGCAGCTAAGATTAGTGACCATAATGAACTCTTCATTATCTTCACAATCGTGATCCCCGCCCCAAATTAATTCTGTCCCACAGTGCCAACAGTTCATATGTCATAACTCCTGTTTAAGTCTTCACCTTCGATAATAAACAAACGCTCTCGGGTCCGCGTGACGGCAACGTAGAACACGCGGTGCATATCGTCGGGTCTTTCGGTCATATCCCTTTGAGCCGCTGCGCTAATGTCCGAGAACACTACAACGTTGTCGGCTTCTCCACCTTTAGTGCCGTGGATCGTGGACACTATGATACGGGGCGTCCCGTTAAATCGTTCTCCGCGTCGAAGCAGAGCGATTATATATGCCCTGTCTCTTTCCGGCAGACGGTCCATAGCTTCATGCCAAAGCATATCTTTTGTTGCGAGTAGCCCGTGGTTAACATTTAGGTCTTGCATGTTAACCATCTCGGCGTCTTCCAAACCTTTGAGGCGCTTGAAGCCCTTTTTTATTCTTTGGCAAGAGTTGATAGAATCCTTAGCGGACATGTACTCATAGATGTTCCGCGCTGTTTGCCCTGTAACGCTTTCACCCTTACGCAGTTGCTCCCACCCGTTTACCGCGTCACTGATCTTAGCGGAGATGGACCGTGAGCCGCGATATTCGAACAGGTAACCGAAGGACTTTAGGTACTGCGCCACGGGTTCTAGCATATATCCGGCTTGCGCCATTATGAGCCAAGAGCCTTCTGACAGGTCAATGTCCATGATATCTCGGTAGTATCCAACTTCGCCCATTTCTTGTCTTGGTTCGTAGTTCTTTACGACGCGCCGTTGAATGCGTTTGACTATGCCTTCTGCCACTTTGTGTACGCTGTATGGAATGCGATAGGATTGGCTTAATGTATCTGATCCGCCTTCGAGGTTTATGAAAGCGTCCACGTCGGCTCCGGCCCAACGGTAGATAGCTTGGTCATCGTCACCCGCAACATACATTCGTTTGGAGCGTTCATCTAACAGGTGGGCAATAGCACACTGCATTGGAGAGAGGTCTTGCGCCTCGTCCACAAAACAGAGTTCGAAGTTTGGACAGAAGTTGGAGCCTTCTATTACAAAATTCTCCAGCATGTCTGTGAAGTCAAATTTGTGCCGCACCTGTTTGTATCGCCCAAGGCAGCTATCGACGTAATTTATCTCATTCCATGTAAGATGTGTGTTGCTCATGTCGTATTGTTTACGCAGAGGCACTTTTCTAAGACGCGCCAGATTTATCAACCCTAAGATTGGATCAGACGCTTTCATCATGTCTGGCAGATCGTCATCAAAATTAACGCTTTTGGTGGTTACGAGATGTACGCCCATACCCTCAGATAGTTCACGGTAGTCCGACGGCTGCATTACTTGTTCGGGGCTTATGTCCGACAGTGACAACGCTAGACTGTGAATAGTGCGAAAGAAGTACAGGTCCTTTTTCGGGTCCAGCTTAAACCGTGCAGCGGCGCGTTCTTTAGCTTCTTCTGCGGCTTTTCTGGTAAAAGCTAAGAAAGCAATCTTGGTTGGCTCTACTCCGCTTTGCAGGGCGTCATCAACCTTATTGAGTAGTGTTGTTGTCTTCCCCGTCCCCGGAGGTCCGAATATCCGATACATTGTTTGTCTCCCGAGTGTATATCTGATGTACCCGCTGCTTGGTTATCCCAAACCATTTAGCAACAGCGGTCTTGGTCACTTTCTGTTCGTCAATCAGACGGACAATTTCTTTGTTCCGCATTTCTTTTAATACGTTGTCAGTCAAAACGGACTCTCCTGCGCTTGAAACTGTGGTGTACTTAATTCTATATCACCGTTTTCAAATGCTGGCACCTTCCATAGACGTACCACGCGACCTTTTATTCTAAGCAAGCAGCTTTCTCCTGTCACCTCGCGCAGACGTTGGGCAATCTTGTGGGACTTATATTCAAAGAACTTGTTCTTCTTTAAAAACCCTTCGAAGTCCTTGAGCCTGAAATATGTGTAACCCTCTTCCTCATCGGTCCACGGACGGCGAAGCAGTATCTCTTCCCTGTCTTTGGCCTGTTGCATGTGGCTACAGAACTCTTCTAGGAAGTCGTAGAACTGACCACCCACTGAGGCGTCAACGGACACTTCTATTATGGCGCTTTGGTTTTCGGTCATTTCACGCATCATCGCGCTGATCCGCGCTTCCCACTGTGCTTTAGCAACGCTTCGCGGCATGAAGTTAATCTGCTCCATACAGGCTTTTTGAAATAAGGTTTGGTTCATCAGGCCGTCAGTATCCAGTTCGACAGGTTCACTGTTTACGTCCATAAACCACACGGGCGGTGTTGAGTTGTACTTACGCAGGTTACCCACAGCGGCATTTTGAGCCGCGGCACCGATACCAAACTTCATGGTCTGGCACAGTTCTTTGTTGCAGTGCGCGTTGATGGGCGCATCAGAACATTTGTACGAGTAATCCTTTTTGCCCACTTGCTTTGCAACGACGTTTACTTCTGGCAGCGGCAAGGGCGGGTCTAAAAACTGGGTGTTATATGTCAGTATCTCTGTCTCCCAGCTATCGGGAAACGCTTTGCGTAGATAAATTCCTATGTTGTACAGGCCGTTGTTTCTTCCGCCTTCGCTGATCAAAACCTTGGTGAGGTGCTGTAGGCAAGGCGGTCCGTCGGCAAGCGGTCCTTTAACCTGCGCGTCAGTCATTTGAAGTTTGACTATCTCCTCCGGCGTCTGCACATGCGCCTCGTACAAGGCGAAGAACTCTTCAAGCGTTGCTGACGTGCCATCATCCAGAATGCCGTATCTCAAGCCGTCCTCTGCGTCGTAGTAAGGTAGGTTTAGAAAGTTACCTACGTCTCCGCGGTCCAAGTGCAGTTTTACTTGTTTTGGAAATATCTCACTACCGCCATACCCGAGGGCCGCGGACAGGTGTGTCAGGACCTTCTGCATTTCCTTTGCTTCGATCCATTCCTTACAGAACAAAAAGCAGTGTGCGCCGCCGGACTTTGATCGACAG